AAAAACATAATTAAAGGGGAGCCACATAATATAAATATAACCCACTACAAACAATGTCGCTCACTATCCAGCAATCCACCGAATTCTCCGCTGCCAACGTGCAGTTTTCAAAACTTCGCAAGAACAAAAATGGCGGCAAGGCCGTCTACCTGAACGCCGGCGACAACAAAAAACTCTACCTCCAATTCCCCTTCATGCGCTCACCTTATGGTATGAGTGCGTTTACTGATGAGGCTACTGGACGTACATCATACTCTCTCGACCTCTCATTTGACCCCGATAATGCTGAGGCTATGGCGCTTCACGAGAAGCTCAAGGAACTCGATGATATCATCGTAAACAAGGTGGCTGAGAACTCAGAGGAGTGGCTCGGTAAGTCTTTCAATGTTGAGGTTCTCAAACAGGCTCTCTACAAGCCCATGGTTCGCCCTGGTAAGGAGCAGTACCCATCCACTATCAAGCTGAAGATTCTTGCCAAGCCTGACGGTACATTTGTACCTGAGTCATACTCTATGCAGAAGCAGTCTGTTCCCCTCGACAGTATTGAGAAGGGACAGAAGGCTATGGCTATTGTTGACCTCAACCAGATTTGGTTCATCGACAACAAGTTTGGTGTGACCATCCGTCTCCAACAGGCGCTCTTTGAGCAGTCAGTCAAGCTTCCCTCCTTTGCTTTCCAAGGTGTAAACCTTCCCGAGGATGAGGTTGATGTTGAGGATGAGGATGAGATTGAGGAAGTTGATGAGTAAAAATATAAATCCTAAATAAAAAATTAAAAACTTTTTATTTTTTCAAATACTTTGAATTTCAAAAGTATTTGACAAAATAGAATAAAAATATATTTCAATTATAAGTATGAACACTATCCTAAAGAAAATACTCAGGGGTAAAAAGGCGTGTGCACCAAAATCTGAACTATGGATGGAAAAGTTTAATGGTTCCATGATGAAGGGTTCTACTGAAGTTAGTCGGGGTAAATACGGTATAGTATATCGTGGATGTATAGACAATAAGTGTAAAAAGTATATAGCTTACAAAGAAACCCGTGATCCATCTGCTAAAATGGAATATACCATCGCAAAAAAACTCGAAGAATTTGGAGTTCCTAAAGTGTATTTGTATAAAGAGTGTGATGGTAAGTCTATTCTCTACACTGAATACGTAGATGGTAAGACATTCTACGAGTGGTGGAAAACACAACCTACAATGGAAGCCATGAAATCAGCAATGGTGCAGATTATTTACACTCTCTACAAAATTCAACAGAAGTACCCAGGATTTAGACATCACGATCTTCATACAAGTAACATATTGGTCAAATCTGTACCCAAAAAGGATATTGAGATTAAACTGAAAGGTAAAAAGTATCAAATATCAAATGGTGGTGTGGAAGCTGTGATGATTGATTTTGGATATTCGATGTGGCCTCGTATCAAGAATCCTGAGATTAATACAAACAAGTACAGAAATATAGGAATCTCTAGGAACTCACACCCCCTCTATGATTTAAGTACATTCCTGATTAGTGTATTTCAGATGGTTAAATACCCGGGTGATAAGGAAGAAAGACAAATACATAATTTCATTAAATCCCTTTATCCAGAGTCGTATCGTAATATGAAAACCAACCGTGTAAAAAACTACCGAATTCGAGGAAACATGAATGCCGAACACAGTAAGGTTTTACCCGATTTTGAAAAGGTCTTATCTAGACCATTCTTCACAGGTGAGTCTAAACTCGATGAAGTCCTTAAAAAGGTTGCACCTAAACCCAAACCCCCAAATAAGGTTGCACCCCCCAAACCAAAGACACCAGTAAACCCAAAGAATGCCATGGCACGTGCGATTGCTGTCATGAAAGCTGGTAAAGGGAAGAAAATGAAACCTAGACCACCTGGTATCGCGAAACCCCGAACCCCTAATAACAATCCCAATAACTATATTCCACTCGCTGAACTTGCTAAAAAACTGTGAAAATTAAATCTCAGTCCATAATAAATGCAGCGCTCAACGATTCTAGTCGCCGTGGCGATCATCCTCGTTGCGTTCTTACTCTACAGGACCAGGAAGACAACCCCCACCGTTGCTGGTGGTGGTAAAAAGTGGACCATTTACGGAACCAAGGGGTGTGGATGGACAGTCAAGCAGTTGGACTACATGAAGAAGGCTGGTAAGCCCCATGTGTTCGTCGATTGTGAAAAGGGTGGATGCGACGGTATGACCGCTTTCCCCACCCTCAAGGGTCCTAACGGGGAGAAAATCGTTGGGTACAACGAGGTTTAAATCATTTATTATTCAAGAGTTGATTGTATCAACTTATCAATAATGATTATTTTATAGAATATTACGTAGTAGTGCGAGTACCTCTCCACCACAAACCACCTTCAGTTACACCAGGCTTCCCTCTCACATCACGGCGACAATTAGCTGAGAATGGCTTATGTGTACATGAAGCCGCTTGACCTTCACCATTATTTTCCTTATAGATCATGCAATTAACGTTATCACCTGTGTGCCAATCCACAGAGAAACCCGGACATAGGGAGTTGTCTTTACACGCAGCTTTGCATTCTTCTACAGCATTTGCTGGAACATCTACAAAAAACTGTGAATAAGGATACCCTGATTTAACCCCATCCAAACGAGAAGTTGCCATTTTTGTAAATACGCTACCTGAAGTAAAAGTTTCTGGATTACTAGCCTCAATTTGAGAAGGGGTCCCGACTGGAGCGGCTGGAGCGGCATCCTCATCATCTGACTCTGACTCTGAATCTGAATCTGAATCTGAATCTGCCACAACTGGGTCTTCCTTTTCTTTACCACCCATCATCATAGCAGCCGCCGCACTGGAGGAACCACACACAACCAAAAGGCCGACACCTGCAGCGATAGCAGCCATCGTTTTTTATTACTATACTCTGGGGTTTTTTTACTGATATGATTGGTGTTTCAACTTATCAATAATGGAAATTAGATGCCACGTACGATTTGGAGGGCGAGAGAAAGGATGAACGCATCGGTCAAGTTGTTGATGGGCTTGAGCACGGAGATGTGCTTCACGAGGGAGCGGTTCCATACGACACGGAGAAGGAATGTGCTGACGAGCACAACGAGCATAAAGGTGAGAATCTCGGTGAGCACCTCAGACCTGGACTTAGCTTTGGCAACCTCTTGAATCATTTATTACATGTGGATATTTTTTTCTAGGTTAACTACAAATGAGGGTGCTTCCCCTGAGTGGTTCAGAGAGTAGGTATACAAACAGGCGGTGGTCTACACCAAAGGGTATTGGAAACAATAATTGTTATGCCTATGCCGTTGGGGACTATGAGGCGTATAGGTGGCAAAAGTCCATCCCAGGTGATCGTTCTGGACTTTCGAATGGAAACCACAACTATACCCACTGCACTGGTCTCCCTGGTCGCGTTATTTCAGACAACCCCAAAAAGGTGTACAGAGCCGGTGCTGACGAAAAATGCAAAAAAGGGTATTTCAAGGTTATGATGTTTGTTTCTCCTGGGAGGCCCATGAACTATATTCGACAGGGAGATTTCCACTTTTACAAACAACATGGTGTAATTGAATACAAAATCAAACCAGGTGATACCATGAAAGCTGTCGCCAAGTTCTTCAAGATTCCTGAATCACGGGTAAATAAGGGGGGTGCGTTCAAAGTTGGTAAGCGTGTCGTTTTCAAGGCCAATGTTTTCAGTCACAAGCGTGGTTGGGCTACGGGTCCACTTCTGACTGATGCTAAAGGTAAGGCCATAACAGACCCTCGGAAGGCTTCAAGGGACTATCCAGGTCTAAACTACGAAAAGTATTGTAGTTCATTCTGTGTCAAGGATACTGGGATCAAAGTCGGTAAGACTCACCCCAAGGTCCGCTAAAATACTATCTAGGTCGGGTACTTCGTCTACATCAAAATTGATGTCAAATAGGTCTAAGACGTTAAATATAGAATCCTCATTCAAGGACACAGAATTCGCCGTTGCTGTGTAATTGTTCTGTACACTGACAGTAATTTTAAACTGTGTACCATCTATAATTTTTCGACAAATCGGGCATGAATTCTTACCTTGGTCTTTCCACTCCTGTAGACAGTGGGAATGAAACACATGTCCACACCGGGCTGGAGGATTTTTCCTCGTGCACCGGACTTCACTGAGACATATGGAACATGTTGACATTCTATAGGATGGTTTTAAAGTTTTTTTGGGGATTTTTCTCACTTAGTACACGTCGGGCATCTTGAGAAGGGGTACGTTGCAGTTGTTGCAATCTTTCTTACCTTGAACCTCTTGGATCTTCGACATGAGTTGAGGACCCTGGGATTGCAGGAGCTTACGGTAAGAGTAGTTATCTTCGAAAGAGATACCATTTTGCTTCATAATATAGTTGTTGAAGAGTTGGGCTGAGGAGTTCATGGTGAAACACCGACCATCGGCCATACCAAGTCGTTGCGACATATTGTTAATATACATTTAGAAATTTATTTGTCTATTGGTAATTGTTCTCATCCAAGAATTGAACCCCCGCTCCTTGAGAAGTTTGACAAAAGGATCACACCTGTATCCCAAATAAATATCAAACACGTCAGTGTCCTCTGTGCGCGACACCCGAATTTGGGGATTCTCGTTGATGTGTTTGTTGATAATGTTGTATCCAAATGCAATCTCTTTGAGAGTCTCCGCCCCTGTGATGATAATTTTTCCAGTACTGAAAATACTGCATGTAATCTCCTTCATATCCTCTGATGGCTTGAACTTAATCTTCACTGCAGAGTATCGGTCTGGTTCAAAGGAAACCTTGAAAATGTCATCGTACTCCTCAAACCAATCTGCAACCTTCATGAGATTGATATTGTAGTTGAGACTGAAGTTGGAGTTAATCATGACAACACGAAACGAGTCCACTGGAACCTCAATTTTCAAATCCAAAAAGGTTTTGAAAATATGAACAAGCTGGGTGATGATACGTTTGCAATCGAAGAGGTCGCAACACCCCGCAACTTGAATCGAGCCATTAGGGAACACCTTGACAGACTTGGTACTGTAGGTGTCGTGATAGGTTAGGGTCACCTGGTTGTAGAAGGTTGTTGGTTTCAATTTCCACTCAAACCCCTCCGTCTTGGTACCCACGCGGCGCATCTTGTAGGAACCGATTTCTTCAAACAGGGATCGAAGTCTCTTTACGTCTATTTTTTGGACAAAGCTAGACACCATAGTGATTGTCGTAATCTTTATCCATGAGGGTCTGGTCTCATCTGGTAGTTCTTTTCGTATCTCATCGAGCGTTAGGAGATAGGAAAAGCTATTATTTGCAATAGTTGAATACATTTTTGGACATACTTTTTACATTGTGGGTGGCTCACTTAGGTGTTCGTTTAGGGAATTGTGTAT